GCCGATGTCGGTGAAGTCACCTTCAAGTGACGACGTACCGTCTGGTAGTTGACGCTCTGCGTCGACTGCGTGTCAGTCCAGCTCCCTACATTGTAGAAGTCAGGCACGCCCTGGATACCCATAGCAGAAGATGCTGCTATAGCGCATTGGGTGCCCTGGCTGTTGGATGCTGTACCCGACTGCCAAGTCGCTTCCACTGTGCCACTGAAAGTGTGTGGGAACACGTAGTAAAGGACACCTGCAGTTAGAGGGAACTGTGGGCCTTCGGGCGTCTGGCCGTCGCCGCGCCCGTAGTAAGATGGCACTAGGATACCGCCGATGCGGTTCTGTTGCCCAACACCGATAGTAGCAGTATTAAGGTCCTGAGTACCGCCAGTACCCTTACCCACGAAAACATCCTTGAGGATGTTTTGGCCGCGCGTGACGAAGAACTTCGGCTTGCGCAGGTGGACAGTGTAGCTAACCCAGAGCTCACCCAGAGCCTGGTTAGAGAACGGTTCAGGTGTATTCGAGACCGATACGTTAAGCGTGCCTGCGTCGTACGTTTTGAGGTCCTCACCCGGCGGAGCCGGACCCGCGCGAGTGTACTTGCCCGGGGAACCTGAAAGCTTAGCAGGGTCGCATTCGACGCCGTGCAGGATTTTCTCTGAGCATTTGCCAGAGACTGCACCGTCGTATTCCATGGCGTCCTGCTTCGAAGCAAACGGCGTGTCGTTTGCATTGTACTGCGTTGCCATGATAATCGAGCCAACCTGGCCGTTAGCTGCCACGAAGTCAGTCACAGTTGAACGGAATGTGAAGATCATTTGCACGAATGTGTATTCGTCGTAGTTTGCAGCAATCTGTGCCAACCACGGGAACGTGGATGCCAAACCTGGATTCAGCCCGAATGTCTGGTTCTGGAAAGTACCAGCTGTTTCCGGGCCGAAGATATCGCACACGTACTCCTTATGCGAAACCATGATTTCGTTTGGACCCGGATTGAATTCCGGGATGCCCTGTCCTGCACCGCCGTTGACAATGTCGTTGTTTACGACCATTTCACCCGTCTGGTAGTCGCCGATGCCAAGTGCACCGGAGATCTGACCGAGGCCGCCCACGACGCCTCCCTGCTTGCGTGCCCAGTCGCCGATTGCGCCCCTCACGCCGGAGGTCTTGTTCCACAGGTCGCCCCAGAAGCCCCCGCGTCCGTGGTACAAGCCGTTACCGGTGTAATGCCAAGCCTTGCGCATAGCAAGCTGCTCAGGCGTAGCCTGTACGCGCGTAGGGCCGAACTTTGCGACTGAGTCGGCGCTGCCGCGCACCCACCCGGTTGACTTAAGGGACTGCCAAGGGCCTCTGCGGGAGCGACGCTTCGTTCCATAACCTCGCTTTCCCTTAGGCATCCGAACATTAACAGTCACCGATTTACCACGCATCTTCAGACGGTTTTTCACCCACTATAAAAAAGCGTCTGAACCTTTGGTTCTACGTGTTTTCGTTGTTTGACAAACACGTAAAAATGTGGTATTGTGGTTCTTGTGGAAGACCACTGTTATCTCCTCGAGATCGCGCTTTGCTTCAGAAGTTTGCGGGTCTCCAGGCGAATGTTAGAGTCCTGGACCGGCATATTATTTCTGAGCGTCGCGATTCTGCTAATAATCGCCTTAGCCGCGGTCAGCGTGCTCAGGCTGCTATTCAGTTGAATCGTTTGTACAAGCTGAAAGCTGTTCATGAACGAGAACTTGACCTTCTTCGCACTCAGCGAGACAACGTTCGTCAATACGAATTGTCTCGCGCTGGCGATTTATGTAGTTGCGCAGCACCTGTGCCTGTTGAGCAACCAAGTGCCGTTGATGTATCTGTTGGTTAACAACTCTATGAGTTAGGTAGGCACTTCCGGGTTTACCGGCAGTTAGGCCTGAAAGCTTGTTCACAACCGAACAAGGGTTTTAGGATTATTTTTTTTATTTAAAAACCACACAACCCGATGAGTTAGGAGCTAACACGTATTTTCAATAGGTTTAGATTCGTGTGTGAACTCAGGACTCATGTTGTGTATCACCCACCTATCAGCTGACAGTTTTTCCGTGTCTGGCATGAAGTTGGCGAAGATGATGACATGTGGGGGTTTGAATATGACCATGCCAGATTCATACTTACCAGAGAAGAAGATGCCGTCTTTGCATGATTCGATTGCCTCGTAGGAGACGAAGTCTTCGAGTGATCTCGGCAAGCCGAACAGCACTATGCGCGGCTTTTTCTTTGTCACGGCGATAGCCGATTTGATATCCGCAGATTTACCCTGTACGTATATGGCCGGGGAGAGGTTGCACACTATATGTTTGGCGAGCGAAGTCTTGCCCATGCCTCCCACCGCGTCGTAGTACCAGTGAATTTTGCGGTCATCGGGGTCACCTTTTAGTAGCTCGAGCACTTCGCTCTGCCAAGGGCGTAGTGTCTCTAGCTTGAACACGTACGGAGCCACAGGTGGCTCTGGTAGTTCTGTGCCGAAGAGCCAAGGTCCGCCGATGCGGCCTTCGTCTTTGGAACAGTACAGTAGCGAGGCGTTCCAGTCCTTGCACGGTTCGAGGTGCCATCCCTCGACAATTTTCACCACTATGGGGAAATAGCTTGCAGATTTCAGCTGAAAGCATCCTTGAAAGTGGGGGGTGCCAGAGGCACCCTCTTCTTTCTGGAAGCAGTAGACCGTAGACCGTAGACCCAGTGTCGCCGCCAGTGCGTCACCGTCCATGGTCGGGTTGTTGAGTGTGAAACACCAACGTCTTGATTGCGGTCCCTGGTGCGAAGGCTAGGGAATGCAAAAGAAAGTTACCAAACTGACTGGAGAACCCACTGGAAACAGTGGTTATAGTATTACCTCCAGTCAGTAGACCTGCGATACCTACTATTGTGTCGCAGGTCTACATAATTCAAGACTTCTGCACTTCCTCGACTAGCTCGAGGATCTCATCGATCACCCAGTCAGCGGGGGCATCGGTGATGTATTTGTTGATCACAATGTTCTGGAGCTTGATCACAAGCTCGTTCTTTGTGATTGAACTCACCTTGATTTTCTTTGCAGCAGGCGCCGCAGGCGCTTCGAACCCGGCGCCCACCGGGCCCGGGTCGACGGAAGTTGGCGCGATGCGTTTCTTGAGCGCTTCGGTGCGCTGTATGTGCGCGGCGAGCGTCGCGTCCGCGTGCACTTGCGCAGCGTTAATGACTTGCTCCATGGTTGGGTTCTGGTCCGCGACGAAGGGCGCGGCGTCGAACGACATAGTACCGTATCAGGTAATATAAGGCAAGCACCTGTGCGATTATTTTTACGTGAATCGGCACGAGACCCGAGCGTACAACGCTTTACGGGCTGGGTCTGAACCGATACCAGATCCAATCACTGGCTAGTCTGTACTCAGATCCTTATCCTATGCAGGGGATCTGAGCTTATTTGGGTGATGCGTGCATCATGACTACTATGAAAAAATGGTGAGTATTTATATTTGCATCACGAATAAATAAATAAATTAAATTTGTTTATTTTTTGTGATGCACAGGAACTGTGCTAATGCTTTTGATTTCACCCATTTGACAATCAAAAGCATTTTGTGTATGTCTGCGTGGTCTCACGTGGACTTGAATTCTAATAACATTTGGGGCGACGGTCCCCTTTATGGTATTATTCCCTATACGACGGATCGCACTCGCCTTGTTCCTGCCTCTATCCGTCGTATTTTTACAGCAGCTCGCAAAGTCCGATTTGCCGAGGTGCCCGGAACCGCTTCCGATTGTTTGCCCGAACCCTTGGCGGGCGATAAGCGAAAGCGTTGTGGAGTTTGTTTTCAAGTTGGTCATAACTCCCGCACTTGTAAACACAACTCGTAATGGCATTTGAGTTTGATTGGGATCAGCCTACCGAGGAACAGCTTAACGCCAGTGGGCGTTCTCGTCCTCGGTACACAGAGCCTTCTGACGATCCTTATTCTATATCTGGGTTGTTTTCTGCTGAAAATCAACCTCTTCCTGATTCTGTGAATGCTAGCATGATAAGCCGTCGTTCATCGATGGCGCCATCAGCGCTTTACAGTCAGATGGATCGTGAGATGCTGGGATTGAAATCATATAAGCGTCGGTCGAAGTCTGGTACGTACAACGTTCGGGCGTTGGATGCCATCGTCGGCTTAGCTGCATCTGGTTATTTCAACCCCAAGCCTAAGAAGCGCAAGTCTTCTTACCCTACCACTACTGCTTTAGGTTTTGTTAATGTTCCTACTTGCGCTCCTACAAAGAGCAAGAGGAAGCGTTATTATTGAATTACGGCCACGTTTCCACCAACCCAGTTACCGGGTTCTCGATGATGGGTTGTGGTGTAGTAGCGTAGTTTATGCCCGTGTTGTAGACGGCGATGTCCAGCATAAACGACGAAATACCTGAAGCTGCTGCATTTGTCAGGATCAAAACGTTGTCGTTTGCGCCTGACGCTTGTGCCGATGTCGGTGAAGTCACCTTCAAGTGACGACGTACCGTCTGGTAGTTGACGCTCTGCGTCGACTGCGTGTCAGTCCAGCTCCCTACATTGTAGAAGTCAGGCACGCCCTGGATACCCATAGCAG